AATGTCAATGGTGTTGGGAATTGCATGGTAAATTATCTTTAATCATCTCCAACAAATCCAAGCTATTGAGGTTGAAAGGGAAGGAGACCTTGAAATGCCAAAGGAAAATGTGAGTAGAGAGGTTATTAAATTGCATCAAACAATGGATGCAAGAGTATGGACAAAAGAATTTAATCGGGTAATGGTCAAGAATGGTGAACAGCCAATCAACCCAGAGACTATGATTGCCTGGTTTGCCAATGCCATTATGACAGGCTATGACCATGCTAATTGGGAACGCCCTGCCAAGCCTGAACTGGTGCCGTTGGATGAAAAGGAAATATATGATGCAATTATTCAGGCAACTAAACAATGGCATGATATTCGCAGAAATTTTATGGAACCAGCTTTATCGGAATGTGAATATATAGCAAAATATTTAAGTAAAGTGTTCGGCAAGCCTGAACTTGTTAATAACGATGTTAATAAGTTAAGTAATAAGTTAGTTGATAAGTATACTGGAAGGTTTGGCAAACCAAATAAACATTATTTTGGAACAAGCGATTTATGCCAAATATGTAGTACCCCTAAGAGCATGAAAGATAAATTGGAGTGCAAGCCAAGCGGGGTTACGGTTGAGGATATTTATAAAACTATTGATGAAAATTATGAAATAATCTATGGAGAAAGTAGATCGGATAGAATTAGAAGATTATCTAAGTCAATTCACGCACTCTACGAGAAGAAAGGATAAAATATGGGGCCAACTATATTTAATATAGGATTAGGAATCGTTTGGATTGGTGTTTTTACAATACTATTAGCTGCATGGATTCAGGCACATTAACGAGCTTTGCGAACAGAGGGGAAAATGACAATAATTTGGCTTATCTTAATATTTTTATTTATGATTGGCATAGAGATAACATTCACCGCTCCAATTCATGAAAGATTCACCTACTTTTGTCAATGGATGCTTCCTTTTTGTTTGATTGTTTTATTTATATGCGTAGTTTTATTTTTGTGTGGAGAATAAATAATCAATGCACTAAAAATACTATACAGCCCATCCAACAACCAGTTATAGCGTCGCCTATAGGCTGAAACCAGTTACGATAAAAACCTCCTAATACGCAACCCAATAGTATATATGGCACAAAAAATAACCAAGATAAGTGATGCGTAAGAAGCAATCCTAATCCCAATACGAAACATTGTAAACCAATCCATAAAGCCCTCCCAAAGTTGCCATCCTTGCTGTACCCAATACAAAGCGTTCCACATGCAGGTAATAGCATTAACCCAACCCACCAGGTATGAACGAAAATAGAGGCATTTACGGCCAAAAGAATGGGCATTAGGAAGCGCCTCGCATTGTGCCATGAATAGCCGCCCCAAGCATTAAGCGCTCCACAACCTATATCAACCGCTATTTTTATTAACAATAGGCTCATTTTTCCCCCAATCTTCCATGACATCAACCCTAACGCATCCACCAAAAGAAGGTCTTGGGCTTATATCGGTTACACGAGGTTTTGAGTTCGCTTGATATATTTGGGGGCTTGAATCCTTCTTGAAAAGTAGATAAATAACCCCACCAAGCGCAACCATCAAAATAAGGATTAAAAATAATTCCCCCATACCTATACCTGTTTGGCCTTTATTGTTCATACGCTTGCCTTTATAATATACGCCCCGTAAATTAAACCCTTTTTGCTTTGAGAGGGAACATTCCCAATAGAGAACAATTCATATTGAACAAATGGACTAATGCCCATATACTTTAAAAGAGGGCTACTGATTCCCCAATTAGAGGGTATGAATAGATTGAAAGCTGCGCCTACAACGCCCTTATTAGCAGTATCGTAACCGAGGCTTATCCTTGGGTTAACATGGCCTATAAAGTTAAGGTATGACGAGTAGCTTCCAGTGTTGCTCGTATTAGCATATTCCAAAAATCTAACGGTATCAGTCTGCACCCAAGTCTTATTCCTAACGTCATAACCAGTACCAATCTCAGCGGTTATTCCATCCAAGATAGTAGTTATCTGTGGAGGTGTTACCGTTGTGCCTGTCTGCGCCTTCACCACCGACGGAATTAATAGTAGTAATACTAATAAAAATATTTTCTTCATGTTAATCCACCTTTTGTTGTGTGTTGGTTATTGATTTTACGCGGTTCCCAATGAACAAGTATTGACCAACAGCATTCATGTAATAAACAATTCGTGCTATTGGTTGTAACCCTTTTGGTTCTGCGTCGATAGCGTCTTGAAGTGCCTTTAGGAAATTCTGAACCAAAATCCATACAACTCCTATTTGTATCCAATGACCCGATAACCAGTTTTGTATATTCATAACTCCTCCTTATTTGGAATTTCTTCTTTATGGTTAATAATCCATTCGATTATCCTATCCAAATCAAAGATAGCCGAGTTTGGCGCAAGTTCTATGATTTTACGTTCAAATTCTTTTCGTGTCATTCTCGCTCATCCGTCATGTCAGACAATAGTCTCATTATTTCATACAAAGACTGTATAACCAACCACACCTTCGCTTTCATCGGGAAGGTTGATAAATTACGTATTTCATAATCTACATCAGCAAGTAATTCAAGGGCCTTGTCTTTCTTTTCTTGTCCGCTCATATTAATCCCCTCTCAAGAACAATATACAGAATCTTTACAGCATTTTGATAATTGATTCTGAACGCAATCAATTCGAGTTTCAGACGATTTTAACGCTGACCAAAGTTTGTCATAATGTTGTATGCCATCGCTTTTCAAATCAATTATTGAGTTTCTTATTTGGGATAAATAGTCATTCCCTAACCATCCAAAAAATGCGATAAGAATACCTAATATAAATATTCCGGCAGGAGTTGCCCATCTGAATTTTTGCATCCTTGTTTCTCGTTGATAGAATTTATCGTGGTCGGTCATTTTAATTACCTACTTTAGCTGGCTGTGCCCCTCCTGAGACTGTCTGTGTTGATACTGCCGTTGCCTGTGCTGTCTGCAACGTGGTTAATTTAGATTCTTGAACCGTTGCCGTTGTGCTGTCAATTAATCCTTGATTCTGCAAATCCTGTATAGCCAAAGACCTAATATCATCCTGAATTAATTGTTCTTGCTGTTTATCTGCCTGTTGTTGGGCTATAATTGGGGCTTGTGCGGCGTCCCTTGCGTCTAAAGTTGCTTGTGAATCCACTTCATAAGATACATTCGGATTGGAAGCACTAACGCAATTCAAATCTCCGTTTGCGTTCAATACCGTTCCCTTGTCGCCAGGATTACAAACTTGCCCCCAAACTGTTGTTGAGAAAAGTAAAAAAAAGATAAATATAATTCTCATATATCCCCTTAATTGATAGTGTAAAGTTCTGCCGCCCCCGTAAAAGTATTGTTAGAGGCTGTCCAAGTTATAGAAGTCAAATCCGCTGACCCTAAATAAACACCGCCCATAACGGATGAAACATAATTATTAACATTATCATATTGGGTTGAGGTACAAGTTATCAATGTCTTATGACCGTCGTCGGTAACAGCGTTAAAAAAGCAGGTAAATTGGGCGTAGCCATTAGCAGGGGAACCGTTTAACCCCGGCAATATATTGGCTTGCGCTGTGGCTTTTGAATTAGAAACAGTTGCACCACCGTTTATCATTTGTCCCCAGTTATAATTATTTCCCGTATCCCCATTAAAAGTAATTTGCGGCAAATAGTTATTATTTGAGTTTTTTAAATCAACTAATAACATATATTTTTTTGTCTTAGACAATGAAGAAAATGTAAATGATGAAGCCGCTGATGGGGAAGCCGTACCTACTTTAGTCAACATTCCTGAAATAACACCACTTGACGCTGTAAAATCTGTTGCTGTAAATGCAGCAACACCTTTAGTAGAACCATCAGCGGCAGCATTCACCCCACTAATTGTTCCGGTTGTAGTAATCGTTCCGCCCGTCACTCCATTACTTGTTGCTATAGAAGTTACAGTCCCACTTCCGCCGCTTGGGAAATCTGTCCAATTCACTCCGGTAGCAGTCCTTGTTAGAGCTCTTCCAACGCCATCATTTATAGCATTCCAATTTATGCCGCCTGTATGGATTGGGGCAAGCCCATTAACATTGTCCCAATTTACAGAAGCCGATGGAATAAGAGCTGTTATTGCTGCCCAATTTATAGTATCTGCTACAGATATAGAGGTAGCCCCTGACCCTGACCCTGTTACCTGTCCTGTATGAGTTACTGTAATTGATTGATTTCCTGTAAGATAAGTATTCGTATCAGCCGTTGGCGCAGAGTTAGCATTCCATTTAGCAAATCCTGATACAGGAAAATTAGTCCAATTAATTCCACCTTCATTTATTGGCCCAATGCCATTTATATTATTCCAATTAATACCAGAACTGTTAATAGTTTTGTAACTATTTGTATCAGCCCAATTGACATTATAACTCTGAACTACTTGAGATGCTGATTGCCAATTAAATCCTGAAACTCCAACAGATGCTTGTATGCCTCCTATATTATTCCAATTAACCGCACCTCCACTTCCTGTCCCACAATCAGCATTTGTAACACTTATATTCCCACTATTATCAGTATGAATACAGGCAACACCTGAACCTCCAAGACCTGTGACTTGAAGATTCCCAGTTATCTTTTCTCCTGACCATGCAGTGTTAATAAATAATAATATTATAATAGACTGGATTAATATTCTCATGCCGTAGCTCTTCTCTTTTCAACCCATATTCCACTCTCTAATCGCTGATCTACTAAGTCTGTACCAATAACAATTGTTCTCCAAGAACCATCAGTAACCCCATCCCCATATATCAAGGCTGTAACTGTAGGCGACTGATTAAGATTTATATTTATAATTGCAGAATCAACGAGTTTTACTACCTGAAATGGCATATATAAACCTTATGAATATGTTAATCCTGATCTATTAGACCATCTCCCCCATCCAATCTGAGTATTGAATAAAGGAGATGCTATTGTTATCTTTTGAATCATCCAATTAGGTTGAGATGAATCATTGTCAACGCCTGAAGTAGTTGCAAAGCCACTACAAGCAGTACCTATATAAATAATAGTTCCATCTGTTATATCTACTAATTCTTGCTGATCGGAATTTATACCAACAATCCTCGCAGCAGATAATAATGGTTCATATCCATCAATGGCGATACTGTGTGGCTTAGTTGCTCCTTCAAATTCTGTATGCGCTCTTAATGTCATGTTCTAAAATTTAGAATTCCCACCCAATAAACACTTACCGCCCAAAGTGGTACTGTAATTACCACTTAAATTAAAACATCCAGAAGTATTAAATGACAAGCACCCTGAATTACATCCTAAACTTCCCCCCGCATACCCTTGTGTGACACAAGTTTGATTATTAAGATTAGGGCCAGTAGTATCACAGACTTCGGGTGAATTAATTACCCCATCCCCACAATTATATGAGGCACAAAAACCAGAAAGGCAGATATTAGAAGTGCAATCTGAATTTACAGAACAAGCGCATCCAATAGAAGAACATGATCCAGCGCAGACATTGCTGGTACAGCTTCCACCACAGCAATCAGTATTGAAGAAGCATCCATAAGTAGCTGCTGCACAAGATTGATATTCCAATCCTCCTATTGACGGAGGAGACCCTCTTGATAAATTATAATAGTCATTAGAATTATTCCAGAATGTCAATCCAGTCGTACCAGCGGCTTTGGCAGCAGAACCACTTGTTATTGGAGCATATGTAATACCTGACCATGCTTGATAATATGTATTAGCTGCCCCTCCTGCCGTTCCCATTGGCAAGGAACTAACAAATCCTGGCGATGTCCCGCATTTATCATGAGCACCATTACATCCAGAATTACTATTCTTTGTACCAATTACAATATTATAATCTTCAGTCCATGCTAATGAACCGCATGATCCTGCGCCATTACCATCTGAACCTGTATTATAAATATATGTTGTTTGAGCATTCCCACCACCACCAACAAAAGAAGAATCATCAATCCAAGCATAGCCACCTTGAATAATATTGTTATACACATATATATGGGTTGTGCTATCACATGTGCTTGAAGTACCTGATTCAAGAGTTACATTTCCGTTACTATAAATAGTATTATTATAGATATAATCATTTATCCCTGAACCAGTGGCAAATATAATCACATCACCAAGTGCCCTACACGCATCTCCATAAGGCATAGCTCCTGCTGCGGATTGGGTTGCTCCGTACCACCATCCGCAATTACCAACAATTATACTATTCGTTAATTTACCAATAGAAGCCGTAACCTTAACTTGATTCCCAGCATTTCCTTCAAATCTCATTTTGTCTATTTGTATCGTGTTTCCTGATGCTATCCCATGTAATGTATCAAGACCATCTGATGTATTCCAACTAATTGATCCTGGGCCTATAATAGTCCAATTCCCAGGATTTTGATTAGTTGTTGCTCCAAATGCCAATCCATCACCATAACCACCATTATTCTGAGCAAAACAATTAGAATAATTAGTCTGTAAATCTATCCCACCAGATAAAGGATAGGCTTCCTGGCAGCCATTCCACTCTACAATAGGCTGATTGAAGGTAAGAGTTCCGCTAACCGCAGAACTACCATCATTCCCAACTATAAAGCCTCCCCATCCATTGCCAATTACCTTAACATTTGTAAATGTAGCACTACCCATAGCTTCGGTAACTATGCCGTATATTCCCATGCCATGAATATATACGTTTGTTAATGTTATTCCTGTCCCTGCCATGTCAATACCATTGGGGGCCCAAGTCCCGTAAGGATAAGAACCTCCATAATTACAAGCATTAACAGGATCGTTATACGTACAAGTTGAATGGTCGGTAATCTCAATATTCTGTAATTTTAGATAATTATTGTGCATTGCTAATACTTGGTATTCCCTCTGGGTCCCCCAGAGTTGAGGCTGATGTGTCCCTGTACCTATGATTGTAGTCTGATGAGAAGCGTCCGTACCTGCGGGGAGTTCGTTTAATCCACAGTTATATGCCCAGGAAGTAGAACAGCCTGATGTGTTTGGCATACCATAACCAATCATATATTGCGCTTGAGAACCAGGTGAAGTATCACTATCCCCTGATATAGACATTGTATCCCCACCAACCCACTTAGCAGCGGTTCCACTACCAGAGAATCCACCACCCGTTACCCATACAGGATGATTATAGGCACATGCTTGATTTGTGCCACTGCCAGGATAGACCGCATTGGTTGTACCAGAACATTGAGTAGCTGTCCCCCCTCCATCCCGTACATAATAGGTAGTAGCATTAGCATTTATTGCCATCAATACTAAGAATATTAGAATAATTAATAGTTTCTTCATATTTACCTTGTTGCACCCATAAATTTCATAAAACTTCCATTGCCAGTAAGACCATTATTATAAATATCAGTCAATTCTGCAGTTGTTAAAACTCTATTAAATATGGCTGCTTGACTTATATACCCAGCCCAAGTACGATCAGAAGAAAAATCATCAACATTCCCTATTGCTAATGGATTATTTGCATCGCTTTCTACTGATCCTGAACCATTGGTTTGCGTTCCATACGAAACCTCTGTATTATCTTGATAAAGATGAGAATTGGAGGCTGTAAGAGAACCATCCCATGTAACTACTACTAAATGCCAAGCATTCAAAGATAGAGCCGTACTTGAGATAAATGTCATAGAACTGGTGGCAGCTACAGTGAATGATAAATGATGTAATCCTGAAGCATCAAATGCTATTTGCCATCCCCCAGGACTTGTTCCTGCAAACTCTTTATCAAAGATTCTACCTCTATTATTTCCTCCATCACCAGTTGCATATACCCATGCTACTAATGTAAATTTAGGAATTGTATTCAGGTTTGAACCTGTTCCTGAATTTATATAGTCCCCTGATGCAAACGATGCGGAGTTTGCTGATGTTCCATATGAATGAAAACTTGGAACGGTAGCTGACCATGTAGGATGTCCAGATGATTTAAATGTTCCCGTATTTCCATGTCCACAAGAATCTGCAACAGTTGTGCCTGATCCTTCTTTGAACAACCAAGCAGCCAAACATCCAGAATCTGCTGTATAATCCCTGGCAAATGCAGGAGTTGAAGTAATTAAAATTAATAAAAATGCTATTATTCTTTTCATTATTCCTCGCTTACAGCCACGCAATCCCATGTTGAAGTAGTTGAATTATAAATAAATCCTACGTATAAATACTTACTTAATACAGTCGTCGTTGGCAACTGTACACCCCGACTTGCAAACGATGATCCCCACGTTATAGCCCTGGCTGTACCATTATCAAGAATCCTGATTATTAGTTTCTGCCCATTCTGAGGCGTACCAGTGAGATTTGTACTCATTGACGTTATTGCAGCAGCGAGAGCAGTAATAGTAAACATATCTGTCGTGTCGGTATTTATTGATGGGGTTGCAGATGATGCTACAGTATTAACCCTTGTGCCAAACAATGTCCACGTACTTGTACCATTAATCGTAGATGGAGCAGCAATATCCATCCAATTAGTACCAGTAGAATCATAGAGTTTAATATTCCCTACGCCTGACCCAGCAGTTGATACGCTCTTGGTAACTAAGGTTACGTTATACCAATTCACTCCTTGATTTAAGTTCTGAGCGTCATACCAATTAATGCCTCCCATATTGAGATTTGCATTAATATTCATATCTGTCCAATTAACACCAGCACTCTTTAACATATTAATCATGTTAATATCTGTCCAATTAAAGTCAGCGTTAATAGTTCCAGATGATGTTATTGGGGTATTTGTAACTGTTAATGTATGAGCCGTACTTCCAAGACCTACTGATGTGACGTTACCGGATGGCCCCGTTGAACCACAACTAAATGCCCCTGTAGTGGCATTAAAATTAAGGTGATTACCAGCAGAATCCTGACAATCTGATAGGGTCTTTGATTGGTATGCTGATCCTGTTCCTAATAATAATGAGTTTGATGGGGCCGTTGCTAATCCTGTACCGCCTAATGAGACTGGTATTGTTCCTGCTAACATCGCATTAGTAACCTTGCCATTACCAATAGCTGTCGTTATTGCTGTAGAACCAGAACCACTAACATCACCTGATAGTGTAATTGTTTGATTACCAGTTAAATATGTATTAGTATCTGCTGTAGGTGTCCCGCTTCCATTCCATTTAGCGAACCCTGTTGTTGGAAAACTCGTCCAGTTTATGCCACTTGCATTTATAGCAGCAATGGCATTAACGTCAGTCCAATTAATGTCATACCCAATAGTCCCTGAACTCGTAACAGGCGTACTCGTTGTGATAATTGTCTTATTAGGGCTATTAGCTCCTATGGAAGTAACTGTACCCGTACCAGCAGGAGATACATTGCAATTTAATAATGTCCCTGTAGATGAATATTTGCATATATCACCATCAACGTATGTACCTGCAACTAAGCTAAGATTTGCCTGTTTAGCATTCCAGTTTGTCTGATCTGATGTAAGTGGCATATAATACCCACTTGCCGCTGTAGCAGTGATAGATGTAGTACCAGAGCCAACAAGAATACCTCCCAAAGTTATTGTCTGATTCCCTGATAATTTAGAACTAAATGAATTCCAATCACTTGCTGACAAATACCCGCTTTGTGCAGCGTTTGCCTGTTGAATAGCTATAGTCCCAGAAGAGGTTATAGGGCCACCAGTTAAAGGAGAAGTTGTAGCAATATTCGTCACGGAACCAGAACTCGTTGCAGCAGAACAGTTCTGGGCATTACCTGAAACATCAATACCAGATGGAAAAAATCCAGCGTTACATTGAGTCGGAGTAGTCTTCAATGCTGATGCCTTCCCGACAGTAACATTACCCCACTGGATATTATTAGTGGTAGGACTTGTGGTAGGGTTACTGACTGTAAGTGCCAAGTCCGTAGGGCTATTAGAACTCACAGATGGGAGTTGAGATACCTTAGTATCTGCGCAAGCAGTCGTTGTTAATAATAATATCCCTAATAAAACTTTTCTTATATCCATTGTGAACTCCCTCGTAGTGAGTCTTGTCGTTTTGTCATTTCATCTATAACTTTTTGAGCCTTAATAAATCTCCAAGTCTTCTCATATGATCGCTCATTCGGAGAAGGCGCACCTAATTGTCTTTGTATCTTTGAAATCTCTTGTAACATATCGCCAATACTTCCTTCATTACCAACTTTTCCTTTAGCCCACGTAGTTATATCTCTTATCATTTCAAGGTCTTTGGTTGGGATTGTACCTAACTCAATATTAAAATTCCTTAATACGTCAATCGGGATCCCTTGCCACTCATAATTTGCCACCCCAGGAGGCACAGGAGAGGCTAAAACAGGTGCGGTAAGGGTAGGTGATGGTTCGCTTGACTTGGCTATGGGCATGTGGTATCCTTAATTATGACCTATATTATTGGTGGTTTCCTAATAGGAATTGGATTAGCTTTTATTATAAAAATAGCTAAAACAATTTAATGCTGTTGCTCATTATCCCCAGTATTAATTGATTTCTTCATTTCATTAATTATTGGTTTAGCGATAAATTGATGTCCTAATCCTACTATTCCTGCTCCTATTGTTCCAATCCCCAATGCCTGTTTTATAAACTGATTCCTTGCTTGATTTGCCACATGCCCTTGTACCGCTTGTGATAATTTATTCAAACTATCATTAAAATATCCAAACCTTGTGAATAAATCTTGCGCCCCTTCATTGCCAGGGTTTCCCCATATTTTTGATAAATTATCTGTCTTTATCTGTCCCGATTTAGGGTCTAATACTTGTTTTAATATTCCTCTTCCAGATTTTAAAGCGTTCTCAAAATGATTATCAAGAATATCTAAACTATCTCGTGATTCATTAGGCATTTTATTCATTACTAAAGCTTTCATCTGCCCCATTATTTGTTGTATTTGGCTCTCTTTTAAATTAGTCTTCATTAATAAATCAGATTTTAATTGTGGATTGCCCATCGTTTTACTAAGGTCTGTGCGTGCTTGCCATACATCAGCAGTTGTTTTTATATCATCTGGGTTAATTCCTATCTTACTCAGAAACTTTGAAGGAGATGCTGCTAATACCTCTTCTTGACTAACTGGATTACTCCCAACAAGATTCTTATATTGATCTCCAAAATTATCCATCGTATCATTTATCGCACTAACAATATTCTTACCTATACCAACCAGCCGTGTATTATCTGGAGGAAGTGGTTTAGTAATGTCTGCTTGAATACCATTAACCATCTTATATATTGGTTCCATAGGGTTAGCATCAATTAAAGGTTTAGAAAAAGTCGGCAATTGTGTCTGTAAAAAACGTCTTGTCATTGGATTGTTAGCCATAGCTGTTGCCCCCTTAGCCATAATATAAGGAGCAATATAAGATGATGGTCTTGTAGCTAAATCTAATCCCATGCCAACTGCTTCTGGAACCATCTGTCCAGCCATTGATGTTGATTGAGCAAAAGGCATCTTTAATGCAGCATTTCTATATATATCAGACCAGGGTTGATTGGTCTGTTGATTTAATTGGTCAGGCATCATTGGACTACCGTTTTTATTAATTGCTGGCATCCCTAAGAAAGTTTGTGGTTGAGAAATAGCTAATTTAAAAGCTGGTTGTGCATTCTGGAAATAATTACCAATAGCAGACATAATAGGGTTCTGTGTATTAGATTGCTGTGGCTGTTGGACAGATTGTTGAGGAGACATTGTTTGTCTACTACTCAATTCTCTCTGTATCAATTCAGCTTCTATAGCTTCCTGTTCTGTCATTTTTTACCTTGTAATTCAGCTAATCTTGCCTTTAATTGTTCTGTTGATTGTTTACTAAAATCAAATTTACTATTAGAAGAACCGCCTGGATTCTTTATATAATCATCTATAATGGAAGAAGTAGGGTCTTTAGCATATTTATTCAATGGAGCAGTCATTCCTACCAATAAGTCTTTAACCTGAGATGCTTCATCTGGTTGTATTTTATATGATTTAGCATCACTCATTATTTTTGGGAGAATCTCTTTTTCTAATTTATCTGGTTCTGTAATTTGCATTTTTTGTAAATCTGCAAGACTATAACCATTAGATGCAATTGAACGCATAAAACGATAAGCATTATAACCAGTTGTTTGAAGCATATCTCTTGCAGTATCTCCATTCTCTTTACCACCTGGTAAAGAACCCTTTAGCCATCCAGATAAACTTGCAACACCCCTTGCCCCTCCTAATATTTGTCTTGTCAATTGTAATGCAATATCTGGTTGTGATACTTTTGTTAATCTTGAATAGTTCTTTACTTGATTCTGAACATCTCCACCCAACATATCTTCTAATCCACTCTTCATAGTGGTTAATAATCCAACTTTACCTCCAACGCTTCCTTCTTTTAATGCTTGGTCATAATTCTGTGAATAAGCGTTTATGGAACCTGCTGCTTTAGAAAAATCTTGCAAAGCTGTACGTGTTGCATCAGATTGAGAAACATCTCCTTCGGCTTGTTTAGTTGCAACATTCCTAGCAAAATCCAACTGTGCTGAATATCTTGGATCAATCTGTGTCCCAGGAAATCCCATCATATAATTAGGAGGAGGGAAATTATTTAAACTTCCACTTACTTGTGGTGTAGGGCCAATACCCCCAGGCATGCCCACTCCTGGCATCTGGATATTAGGCATTGATATATTTCCACCAACAGAATTAGGCTGTCCTTGCGATCCCTGTGCAGTCTGAGTAGCCATTCCATTTAACATCTGCATACCACCAGGGGTCATAGCAAGCCAGGGAGCCATCTTCATTGCAGCTATCTGCGGACTAAATTTAAACTTCTGACCAAACAATGTAGTAATTCCATCACCTTTTTCATTATCGCCAGCAAGAACAAAACCAGACTCAAACATCTTAGCCTGCGTCTCTTGTTGTGTTTGCCATTTCTGGAATGCTAATTGACGAGCATTGTTATATGAATTTGAAAAAGCATTACTGAAATCTTGTCCCCAATTGCTCATATATTACTCCTTATATACCAAATAATTTACCAGCACCAGCCGCCCCACCTAAGACATTCCCAGTAACACCGCCAATTGCTGATAAAAATGGATTCTGACCAGCTACTTGTGCATTAGCGCCATACATATTCCCGTATAAATTTCCATAAGAACCATAATTTTGATTCATTCCAGCCATAACAGAATTAGGGGTAAATCCAGATGTATAATCTAAATTTGGCTGTGCTAATGGTTGACGACCAGCAAGAGATAACCCCATGTTCTGATAATATTGTTTCCAGTTCTGTTGCTGTTGCATAAGTCCACGACTCATATAATCCGCACCTATTGGGCTTCCAGCATTAGCACCTAATTGAGCATTCATGTCACTTTTATACTGATCTGTCATCCATGATGGAACTCCTGATTGCATTCCTTGAGCCGCTTGTCCTGCCAAATTCTCTTGCAATGCGGATGTCTGTGGATATAGAGCCTCTTGTGCTGCTTGTTGTGACTCGGCTAATGGCAACATATATTGTTGTTGAGTCTGGTATACTTGAGGCAATGCACTTATCCAAGCATTTACTTCATCCTGTGCTGATGGCGGAGTAGGCGGTGTTGGTTGTTGTATTTTGGTTGAACCCATATTAAACTCCTTTAAAATATATTCCGTTTCAATATCCCTCTTATATTTATAACTCTGGTACGTTCATCCCCACGAATACCTCTCACAAATGCAATCTTCTCAATCTCAGGCCATCTCTTTAAAGCCCGTAATATAAAATCCTTGCCTACCCCACGCTTTCTAAAGTCTTTTCTAATGGCAAAATCTAAGATAGAAGCCAGGGTATAACCTTGAAGCATGTTATACCTAACAACAGCAACAATGTTCCCATTACTATCGACTGCATAATCAAAAGTACCGTATTTCTCATGTTCTTTAATGTATTTCTTTAGTAGTTCCCTGTCGCTATACTTCAAATGTTCTTGAATAAAATCTAATATTTTTTCAATATCATTCTCCGATAATCGCATTGATTTCATCTGCTGTTAATCCCATATTCTGTAATTTCTTTAAAGCATTATTCCTATGGGATTCTTTCTGTGCTATCTGCTCTTCATATGCAATCTGTTCATCAGATTTATCTAAAACAATCCTGTCTAACTCTTCTTTACTATTCACTTCAACGTATTCATAACCAACAGGATCAGGATGATAACCTGTGGACAATTCGAATTTCCTAAGTTTTTTGCCATTTTTTACATAATATCCAAATCCAGTATTTAAATTCATATAACAATCTCCTTAAGAACCTAATGGCAACATATACATAAACAAAGTACCGCCCGAACCTGAGAATACTGTTGCCACATAGTAATCACCTTTTTTAACAAAACATGATAAGCCATTGGAATAATTAGATGAACAGTTAATCCTTCCAGTTGTTGGGCTTGAATTTGAATCTGTGAAAAATTGTATCCCTTGTGAACCACCACTATAGGTATAAACAGTAATAAATAAATCAGTTGCGGCCTGATAAGTAGTGCCAACATTCTTAGTTGTCCATGTCCCTAACAGACTTCCTATATTAGAAACAGGTATTAAGCCAGCGCCAACAGGGATATTAGGCAATAACACTAATGATGCGCCACTTACTAAACCTGGGGCTACTATTTGAGCTAAATTAGAGTTTGCAATTTGTCCACCTAAAGCAGATATATTAACTTTATTAGCAGTAGTTATTTCTGCAAGCTTAGAGTCTTGTATTGCCGCAGAACTTGAAATATCAGAATCTATAATCCCGCTTACACTTGCCTGGTCAACTAAGTTATAAAAATCAGATTTTTCTGCTGAATCTGGTAATGTTCCGCCATGTGTGACAATAGCGCCACGCTCATCATGCCACATCTTAATAAAATGATTACATAATTGTCTTAGCATATAACTCCTTTATTCCTTTAATATCTTCTGTCCATCTTCTGTTGTAATATCTATTCCTGATTCCGTAGTCAATGGAACGCCAACAGGCCCAATATATGGAGGATATGTATCCTCTGACACATACTCGTCTTGAAAACAAGTTGCTAAACTCTCTATAACCGTTATATTAGAATTAAGGCTATTACAATAAATCTCAAATTTACAACTTTTAAATCTATTTATACCAACATTATCTAAATGCCAAATACCACGAGCTTCTATACCTGTATTGGTAAATAATACTGGAAATGAAACTGGGAAAGTCACACCACTAATTAATGCTAAATCTAAAGTGCCTAATTGAATCCATCCTAAATCATCAGGATTAGCTGAAACAATCAACGTTCCGTCTCCACCAAGAACTCTTAATTTATATTCCCCGCCTCTTTTAAACTGCATAGGAGCCTTAAAATCTTCTGCTCTGGATATTTCATCATATACAATAGGATCACCGTCATCATTAGTACTAGAGAATAATTGATGAACCTTACCAGTTATGGAATCAATGCCAAATAATGTTTGTTTTCCATTAATATTCATTATCGCAAATCTCGCAATGTTCCATCCTTCATAGACGACCCAAGACCTCTGCGCTGCCATGTTAGATGTATTTGTGGAAGCATAAAAAGCTGTACTTAATGCAGGATAATAGACCCAACAAACATTATTGGAACTTGAACCATTAACAGGGAGGGAAATAATATATTTATTTTCAAAAAATACAGCACATGCTTTACTAATCTGTACCCAATTTATAGAATTGAATTCATTCTGTAGAGGATAAGACAATGGAAAGGATTGTCCGGTTTGTAGCTTATCTAATTGTGTGCGGAATAATCCCCTGACTCCATCATATGCCAAAAATATAATATCATCAGCGACCTGAACTGCTGTTGCACCAGCCATACAACCAATATCTAATATTTTCTGTGGTTGATCTGTTGTAGGATTAGGAGTCTGACTTGGCAATAATTGCCATATTTGGTCGCTTCCTAAAGCTACAATCCCTTGATCTCTTGTAGAAACAAGAGCTTGTGCTTGTCCTACAGGGATACGGAATTGATTAACAACCCTATCAAATGGAGCGTAACCACCAGTTGTCCGAGAAGCAGAAAAGAATAATTTTGCAACTACCGTTTGAGAAGTGTTTGTGCCATCAGCTATTGTTACATTAGAGGCAGTTCCCAATGATGTGGATGTTAAAACTAAATATCCTGAACCACTAACAGAAGCTATTGTAATCCCAATAGCAGCATTTATAAGGCTTGCTACATTGGCTATTGTTGTAGCTGTATTAATAGCAATATTATCGTAAACAACACTATCGACAGTTATTTTAAGCTTATCCCCCGATGTCCCTGAGAATGTAGATTGATCGCCAGTAATTTGAGCGGCGGTTGGATAATATGTTGCGGGGAAAGCATCTGAGAAGGCTAATAGATTATTCTTTAATGCCCATACTCTATCTCCGTAGTAACATAATGCAAGAGTCTTAGGACAACTATATTGAGTATCAAGTAAATCATGAAAAGTATGATCTTGATACATGACAAATACATCATCTATGCCATTTGATATGATTGCCACATCCAACTGACTCTGTTGACCAGCTTTGATAATGGTGGTTGGCAAGCCATCAGTAAATCCTGTTTTCCTTGTAACAAATGCACCACTTGAAGGCCAACCGCTAAGATTACCCCCTTGCATAGCCAAAAGTTCAAATGTTCCACCATCAGGATTGAATCCAAATAACCCATATCCTGGCGTATTCACAGATGGATAAGAACTATCAATCCTTGATTTACCTGATCTTAAACTTGTCTGACCAGAATTCTCTAATAAAATATTCTGTAATAGAACAGCTTGATTATCTGCAATAATTTGTTCATGTTGGCGAGTATTCATGCCACCGCCTAAATCACGCTTCAACACATATAGTGGTTGATCGTCAGGGGCAGAATACTCTAATACTTGTTGTTGTCGTCTTGGCATAATCAATATAACTGATGAATAGGATAAACATTAGGTCTAAATTGAGTTACTCTATTAGGGTCATTTTCAATTTCCCATATCATTTCCATAATTACTTGTTCATATTGTTTCTCAAAATCCGCTGCTTTTTGAAATTGTCTTTTAGTCCTCCAAGCATCAGCAGTAGCCCCTAATTCACAAGCAATATCACATTTTATGCTTGGCAAATCAGAAGCATCTGTCATAGCTGAATACGCAATCTGATAAGGCATATTAATCTGAATTATGCTTGTTGGATTAGGATATAACTGTATTGTTTTAACTATATTGGCAGGTGTATTTGTATCTAAAGAATCGTAAATAGCATATGCTCTGGGAGAGTCGTTATCATTAAGACTTTGTGTATAAATACTTTCTAATTCTGCTAAAGAATTCTTAGTTAAATTAACTCCATTGGTATTATCAAATACATAAAGCTCTTTCCCAATATTACTTGGGAGGGTATAGGTATTTGTGCCTATAACAGTATTAAAGTTATACGTGGGATTAATAGTAGGCCAATTAAATTTCTTAAATATACGCTCATATCTCTGGTTGATATATCCATTAATGATCTTAGAAAATGGCATAGAAGTATCACTAACACGTATGCCTACGTTATAAGCTATCTGACCAAAATTATTCATTAAACCACCGTACATATAGCATCAAATATCTTCGCTATATCCTTATCAAGATTATTGTCAATATAATTGGCATACGCTAACCGCTCATTCTTTTCAAAGAATCTGCTTGCTCTTGGGTCATTAATATCATCTATAACCCTCTTATGTTCTATAATCACATCGGGACAATAAAACAATTTACCAATCGCCCGTCCTATATCTAAAAGAAAAGTATCACCAAACAATGCTAATAATTCTCTCGGATAAATATATCCAAGAGTCCTGACGATATTGCCTGACACAAGGCCAAAAGTAGGGAGATTATACCTATGATTATTAGTGCAATCATCGCCATATGCTATCCCCCATCCTTTGCCTTTATTCTCTATGACATTTATTAAAATCTTGTCCCATCCTTTGGTTCTAAAGATAATGTCATCATTGATTGGCATGTAATAATCATAGTTAGGATATTTCCCTACTAACAAATTATGAATCTACGCTACATTCATCCTGTTACCAACATGTGTAATATGACAATCCGATCGACTATATTCCTTCAAAGTAGGGTCATCATTATCAAGATAAACGACCAAATCAGTATCAAAAGACTTAGTTTCTCTAAAGGATTCAATCATCTCCTTTAATCTATCCGGCCTATTCCTTGATGGACATGTAAGCAATAGTCTACCCACAGACGACTCCAATATTTACCCAATGCCCATCTCGTAATTCAACTAATTTATAATCAGAAATATCAGCTTTATTCAACCATTCCTTGACCATACCAGAAGATGGGAATTGTTTATGATATAAGTGTTCGAAATTATAATCTGTATTGAATTCTTTAGCCTGTGGATTACTGACTTTAGCCAGGGCTAACCTACTGTCTACTCTTTCTATCTTCATTCTTTCCTCGATAGTCGCAAACGGCAATAGTTCAGAAGTCCATCTTGATTCCCATGGAACAGTAATAATTAATTTCTTTGAAATCCTCATAGCCTCACGGATAACATCTACAGGATTTTCTACATGTTCAACTATCTCACCTAAGACTGCTATATCGAATTCCTTATCATTAAAAGGAAGTGTTTTCGTGGCATCTGTCTGAACAAAGTTCGGGAGGTCGTATTTGTCTATATCCAGAGATGTAATGTTCGTCCTGTCCCAACCCGCAAACAGATGCCCTTTATTACATCCAATATCAATTATTTTTGCTTTCTTATCTGTAATATTACTAACTATCCAACTTAATCTTTCGTGATAAACAACCTTATCATCAAACTTAAATAGATTATTTTTCCAATCCTCAGCAACAGTAGACCACGAATTTTCCTGTATGTATTTCTTGCAATCTATAATTGGATGACCATTTTTCAGAGTATTTATTAAATATTCTTTGAATCCCACATTATGAACCCAATGATAAGGATTACGTTCTTTCATTATTTCATGGTCGTTAGTGACAGCTACACAACCACAAGCAATAGCTTTAGTCAAAGCTATACAATTAATCTCCCCAGCATAATTACAAGGATATGCAAATATTTCAGACTTGGCATATTCGACCAATAATTCTTTATGACCAACTTTCCCATGATGAAACACTCCATCTTGTTTCATCAATTTTTCCATCCTCATCTTGAATCCATCATCCTTAACAAATCCTTGTTTCACAAACGCATCATAAACATTCCAGCCATAGAATATATGAAGCGTGGCATCTGGGACTTCCTTACGCACATCAGGCCATATATTAAGTAAATCTTCCAGGCCACGATTATATGAAGATGCCCATATACATCTATGAGTTTCACGTGGAACTGAATCTATTCCAATGAAATCACTTGCATTGATTCCATTAGTGGATATATATATTTTCTCTTTAGGAATCCACGAAGGAATAAGAGTAGCATGGTATTTACTCAGTACAACAATTTGATCAATGCCTTTTATATTGTCCTCAGTAAACTCAATATTTGGAATATCATGTAGCCAAATAATACGTTTCTTAGCGGAGATAGTATTTTCAAATATATTGCTTCTCCAGCTAATCAGAATGTTATATATATCATTAGGATTAAATTCCATTACCTCACGATAAGTAACGCCGTCATAAACGCCTTTCTGATCTCCACAGTTACAAAATACAGTTACCTCCATGCCTAATTTCTGTAATTCTCGTGCTAAATTGATAACTGCTTCCTCAGAACCGCCTATACCTTTCTCAGCAGACTTAGGAGACCAATCTTCCAAAGAACTCATTGCAAATATACAAACTGACTTATCAGACCATTCTTTGTTTTTACCGAAATGATGCTGCAACTTCATTATAATCCCATGTTCTTTCAACCCTTCGGGAACAGCTTTTAATAATTCAGCTATCTTGGAGTCCTCTTTCTTTTCTTTTAGATAATTAACGACTCCAAGAAAATTAGTCATAAAGTTTTTATGTTCAACTGCCTTATTAAACATCTCTTCGTTCTGTAAAATAAAATCAAGAGTAGGAACATCTTTCTTAGCAATATTAAATAGCTTGAGAGCATCTTCGAATTTATCTAATTGGAATAAAGTAAATGCCATGCTAAGAATTGGTCTCCATTTATAAGAAGATAAATCCTGCATCATAAATGTTCTTGGGATTGGTTTTAACAGTCCTTGCCGACCCCATTCCTCAGCCTTAACCCAATCTTCCATATTGAAATAAATATCATGCAATCGTAAGTAGGCATCAGGGTATTCAGGACGTTCAGCCAATGCTTCAAATGCTGCGGCCTTTGCCTGTTCATCATTCCCAATGTGCCTATAGGCATCAGATAACTGGCACCATGACATATATCTATCATCATCCCAACCAGAGGTAGCAATATGCTTCTCTAAGAAAAATATTGCCTTTTCATATTGACCTACGCCAGCCAACATTCTTCCAAGATATGCAAGTGTTCTGGAATCCGTATTTTCTTTATCTTGTTTATATTCATCTAATAAATATTTCAGGTTTCTCATCCAAGATTCATTAATATGTTCTTGGGTTGCCAAATGATCTATAACTAATTCTTCACTTAAATCTATCTTGTAATCATTCTTACTTTTAGGTAGAACATTCTCATGTATCTTTTTATTCCAATATAGATTAGCCGTATTCTTAATTAATACTTCTCTCCAATGTGCCGCATTTACATTACCCCATTGATCTCTCGAATAATTATAAAACCCCGATACAATCGAAATTCCATTGTCATATGCTCGTTGGGCAATATCCCTTACTTTTTTAACGGAATAATGATTAATGGCATCATCAGCGTCTAAACGCATATACATATCGCCAGTGACATGATAAGCAACAAAATTCCTCTTATGAGCAAAATCATTCTGCCAAGTATAAGGAAGGACTTTTATCTCTAAAGATGGATATGAATTAGCAATGTCTTTGAATTCCTGAATCTTATCGTCAACAGCAATGACAATTTCATCGAATATTGAACCATAAGAAGCAAGTATCCTCTGAAATTGCTTTGTCTCGTCCTTAAAGATCATTGCAAGACTTAATCTCATGCCTTACACCCTTTCTGGTATACACAGTTGTGGGAATGCCTTCATAAAATCATTCTGTTCACTATAGTCCTGCCATAACGGTTCTTTTAATTGATTAATAGAGTATTCTTCAAGATCAAATAGCAATTTAGGCGGTAAACTCATGGCAAACCTGAAATCTTTCTTATCGTTTGATGCAAAACTATTGTTCCTTGTTTCTCTTAAAATCTTGTTCTCTTGAATTACTCCCCAAAGGGCAACTAAATTAGTACATATTTGCATTCTGTTACAACATACAAATGGTTCACACCCTTCAGGACATGGGATATATTTATCTCCACATGAACTACAATATAAAGTAGGGTCTTTTATCCATTCTTCAATGAATGCTCTTAATGCTGTTTCTTTTGAATTTGTGAGTTTGAATGCCATATTATAAAAGGGGTGGGTTTTACCCCACCCCAATAACGCATTAGGACATAGAATACGACCAAAATCCGGCGTTATAGTGTTGCACCTCCAAGGTCGCTTCGACGGTAACCTGACCATCGGTCGAGTCACCAACTTTAGCCAACTGTTGCACAATCGGTTTACGAAGATACGCAAGCTTGAAGAAATCCTCGTTGATACCGACCACATCATATGCAACGTCGTTAGTCTGACCGCTGATATAACGATGTGGGAACAATTTGACCATTGAAGCAGCGTCAGCTTGATAAACGTCAATGGCGTTAATCAAACGACGATCGTCCTGTGTGAAGTATTTTGTAGCACCAGCCGTAAAAGCACTAATTTTACGTTTGATGTACATAGAACCATACACAGCATTGACCTGAATCCCTGTGTTATCCCAAACTAACTGGAACAAATCATTTAAGATTTTTTCAGTCAATGAAACAGTTGACATACCAGTTTGAAGAGATAACGAGTTTTTAAGACCTCGCAACTGACGAGCAGTTGTCGTACCATCACCGCAAGCAATAGAACCACGCATTAGAGCAAACTCCATGTCATTCTTGATGAGTTTTAATGCTTTTGTGGCTTCATATTGGAAGCGATCATTGAACGCAGCTTGATTGACAGCCCTATCAGTATCAGAAACCCTGAAACCTTGTTTAAAGATTTGGCAGACGTTCTGAACACGGGCAGGATTGGTTAAAGTGTTAAAAGTAGCCGCAGAACCTTCAATTTGGGCGTTAGCTTTAACAGCGTTTAACGTATCAATCAAGGTTTGGTGATAAATATTAGTAGCTTGGCTTGTTCCCAAACCAGATACTAATTGAGTCTCTGTCGGTGAAATGTTCTGAAGGATAGCCAAAAGGTCTTCCCTCATTGCATTATCATCATATACGACAGCCGTTGTTAAGGTTGTCATGCTATTCTCCTAAGATACCTTTCGCACGAAGGATTGAACCTATCGCTTGTTCAGCATCTTTTAATGATCCTGTTTTCTTGAGAGTGTTTAAGGCTCCCTGTTGGGGAGTCTCCGATAAGGTAACTCTCCGACCAGCACCTTCAGTTAGGCTTGCTTTTTGGGCTTGCTTAACATCAGCTTTAGCCTGTTGAACTTTCTGTTGAAGCGCAGGTGTTAGGCTACGTGCGACACGACCGTATGCAATATCGGCGGCGGCAGCCAATCCTTGAGGATTATTAGATAATTCAGGATTCTTCATAAGTCCAAAAATCTGTTGCGTTATTGGATGGGTTTCATCCCATGCCAATGGACGACCCTGTGCATCACGCTTAAACGCTTCGGGATAAGTGTTCTGCACATACGCTAAAGATTGTTGTTTCTGGGCTTCAACCTGATTAACTTTCTCCCTTGACCCTACAACTTCTTCAAAAAGCCTCTTATTTTCAGCCTGTTGCATCTTGCGTTGTTCACCTGTAGCCCATGCAACAATATTAGCGTCGGTAGAATTCTGCAACTTATATGCTTCAAGCTGTTCATAAGTGTACTGAGGCTGTGCTGGTTGTTGATTTACCTTACTTAACTTTTCTTCAATCATCTGAGGCAATTTATCAATTACCTCTTCAGATTTACGTTTCCACTCCATAGCACGGTTCTTCCAGGGCACGCCAAACTCATCTACGTCAAGATTAGCCGCTTGGACGGCAGTTTGTGGCTCTGTGACTACGGGTTCTGCTACCACTGGTGGTTCAGTGGATGGTGTTGGCTCCTGTACAGGTTCCTGTACTGGAGGCGTTCTGTCAATAACGGGCGGCGGTTCCACGTTGAGATTCACTACCTGTTTTTCGTCTGCCATTGCATTACTCCAATTTTAGCCTCTTACGCTTTGGCTATTGCGATTTATACCTGCTCCGAACCAGATTCCGATGGGTTCTGGTGCATAATATTCGAATGATCTTCTGGAATTAAATCTATCGCCCCACGATTAACTGCCGCTGCTTTAGCAATATGTTCCTTAAATGAATTCTCTTCATCCTTATTGGCAAATTTATGTTGCATAGCATCAGTAGTATGAGCATTGGCAATCTCATTAATCTGATTTGGATGAGAAATCCTGTGATAAATACCAGAAATATTACCCATAATGTTCCCACCTTTACGATGAAAAGCTATTGCCGCTATTCTCTTTACTGTGTTATCGTTTAGTCCGTATGCCATGTTACCTATCTACCAATAAAATAGCCCTTACCGACCCTGACAGTCAGATAAGGGCTACTAAATCATATTGGTAATCCCCGTCGGGATTATAAGTTTATCTGTTATTTAAAAATTTATATAATCTCCATTTAAGACTACTATCTAAATTCCATCCATAACTTCCAATATTAAATTTATCCATAACATCGCAGAAATAAATCCTATTATTTATATCGTCTTTAAAAAAATCTAACATTATTTAATTCCTGATTTACAGATTTTATCTAATATCCATTTCGTTGATTCATTCTCTCCAATTTCATCCTGCCATTCTTTAAGCTTGTGTATCATGTGACATCGAGCAATGAGGTATTCGTTTCTATTAAGTCCATCAACATTGAACGAATCCACCCTACATACTTTAGGTCTCGTCGAATAGCATCCACAAGACTTGTCCTCCCGTAACATAGGGCATGGTTTTGTTCCTAATGTGAACTCTGCGAATAAACTACAACAATCTCCGTCTTGACTACATACCCACTTTCCATCAACTACATGCTTCATTTAAACGTCGCCAAAGTACGAGGCTAAATTTGCCATCCGGCGCACATGTTCATTAGGACTTTTCTTAGCCTTTGCAAGTTTATCAGCAGGTATTTTCTGTCCCTGTGGAACTCCAAGAGCTTTATGTAAGCCACCAGGATGTTTAATAGCTGACTGTATCCATTTTTGTGCCATTTGTAGTCATATCCTCATATTTTAATATTCCTAAATCATACTTAAATATTTCACAAAGACGCAATGCCCACCAATGACCATCTCTTTCTTTTTCCCAATATAATTTATCCTCCATAGCAATCATCACTACTGTTATGGTTAATATTTGGATTAGGCATTCCAATAACCTTAATATGAGGTTTTAAATCTACCTCATAAGCGTCTTTGGACTGCACATCTTTGAACTTACCAGTATATGCCATATTAACGCCTTGTTGTTTTTCCCATTTATTATCATCGCCATCTATTAGTTGAGTATTATTAAAATTAATACCGCCATTACCAGCACTATTACCAGTAATCTTTGCTAATTTCTCGGATTGATCTCCGTCGTAATAAACTCCTTCTTTATCTGCCATATATTCCTCCTTAGAAGCCGTAAGTCACAGGCCCGTAATCCCCATTTTTATTAATAGTCCCTGCGCCATCTGCCTTACTATCGCCTCCGTTATTATCAAATACTGACGAATCAGTAGTACCCCTAACCATCTTTGCTCCTGTATTAAATATCATATTTTCTTTTTGGTCAGGCATACCAATACTCGAATTATTAATATCTGAACTTAATACTCGACCATTTCTATTGCTTGTTAAATCTTCTGGAACTTTAAATTTGTCCATATTCTTCTCCTTTTAAACAGATGCAATCTTACTTGCCATCTGCATAACTTTTTTCATTTTTTCATCAATATTTTTCTTGCCACCAGCTTTATCATGACTACTGGCTGTTCCTGTTCTTGTAGTAATATTTGATTGTTTAGGGATTGCCTGTGCTGGAATACTGTGTCTACCTAAATCTTTCCTTCCTGTCATGTTTGGGGCTGTCATATCTCTCTCCATTTGAAATTGATTTGGATATTTAGACATATTTTAATCCTCGTTATCAGCATCCTTCATTATTACTTTATCTGGATTCTGCATATCCGATAAAGCCTTTTCAATATTATGTAATTCTTGTAAATATTTTCCTGGAAACTCTGATATATGACTACACGCCATTTTCATCACTCGTGCAGACTCGAATTTATCTGAACCTGGCGGAATATGTTGCCAATTATTGTCCAATGTCTTTATTAATTCTCTAACATCATTCAATAATATTTTCCATGACTTACTCTTTGCCAATTCTCCTAAAACAGCATTACATTCAGCCATACGAGCAACTAATTTTTCTTCCGTAAACTCGCCTTCAAGGCGATTCATCGTCTCAAAATATTGATTGCCTTTATTGCTCATTACCTGCTCCTACTGGTTGCTGTTGTGACTGAACTGCCTGTAATAATGCCAAATTCTTCTCATGTTCATGCTGTAAGGCCTGTTGCTGTAGTGCCAGATTAGCCCTATGACGTTCTTGAATAACCGCATGTTCATGTGCGATACCTTCAGTGTTACTATCTTCCTGCTGTTGAAGCATCATACCGTGCATATCCGGCTGAATACCGAATTTCTGCTTTACTTGAGCCTGTTCTAATGGTGTTAAGTCCAACATATTCATTTTCACAGGCGGAGGTGGAGGCGGTTGTTGTTTAGGTTGGGGGAATGTGACCAATTCCTGCCAATTTGGTATATTAAGCTCCTGATATACACATTTTAAAGCATTAGCTACGTTCATAGGAGTGATTACACCCATCTGTGCTAAAAGAGGGTTTTCCATTTGTTGAAGAATAGCTTGTGATTTCTGCAATCTGACCTGTGGATTGGTATTTTGGTCGTTTCCTCTAACAGTAATCTTATATTTTCCTTTAACTTCCTCCCTGGTAAGCCTAATTTTCTCCCAACCATCCTTACCAAAATAAGAAAATTCTTCTTCATCATTCCCATATTGACACCATAAGTCCCAAATCCAGTTAAATAAGTCCTCAATTTGTCCTTTATATAAATCCGCATCAAGAGAAAATGTCATTTGAGACTGTTGCACCTGCTGATCTACTTCTCCCAATGTCCTCGGTTGGCGTTTATTTATCATTGATTGTAGAGTAAAATCAACTTGACCAGTTAATTCCTCTACTTTACTCTCTAATATCATCTGTTCGTCTTTATAAGAGAACTCAGCCTGGGCATTTGTATTATTCATTGGCTGCATAACGTCTTCTAATGGTGTCATTCCATTAACTGGTATACCTTGACCAAAAATAAATTGCACAGTTTTATTATTTATCAGGCCCGCACGATATAAAAACATTGGAGAGTTTCGGATTGTCTGAGAATCAATTTTTTGCATATGCTGAATATCAATTTCTTTCACAATATCCTCAATCATCTCAGGAATTCCACGATGAGAGAACCATCTATCGTCACAAAGTTCATAAAATAGCTTAATAAAAGGCCATTTTTGGTTAAAAAATGGTAATGTTGACTTCCTTAAAATCTTCAAAAAATCAGGTGCTAAAGTAACCACACACTTCTCTTTCGCACCATCATTGTTAATATCGTACCAGCAATAAGCTTCCCAAATCATCACTAACTCATCTGGAGTCTGTAAACGCATAATTCCTTCACGAAAATCCTTAACAATTTGGATATTTCGCTGATTCAGATTCACTTGCTTCATAGAATTTATCTCAGCCACACCTTTAATATCCCATCCCTTTAATTCAGCATTCTTTTTAACGGTATCTAAAGGCATAAAGAACTCATGTATAATCCACTGGCAACCTTGAGGATCATATCCAGAGTCCGTACCTACATAAATACGCTCATCCATACAGGTATCTGCGTCTGGATGGTTCTTAGTAACTTCCTGCAAATCAACACTTATAGAAGTTTCTCCTGAGTGTATCTTCTCTGCTGCATCACGTAGGGTAGACATATTCACATTCTTTACATTATCACTCATATCTGCTTGGAAATATGACACCAACATCTGCGCCAAGTCTTCCGTAGATGTATTGCTTGAATGAATCTTTTCAACGTCACTAATAGACAGATCGTCCAACGAAGCGGTCTCAGCACGAGTCACCTCCTCATAAGCCCAATATGGTTTCATCAGACACCAACCCTTTTCTAAGGATTGGTCTATAGTAATAATAATTTTTTCTTTCAAATTTGTAATATCACAAATCAAATGATCGAGGAACTTTTCAATCTTCATAGCATTATCAAAAGTTCCTGAAGGGGTAGGAATTACTTGTACGACGGGACGAATTCCGAAGATAATATTGACAAGAGATGCCTTTAACTTGCGGATTTTTGTCTCGATTGTCGGCATACGGATATTGGCGCAACCGACAAATGGAAAGTTCTTTGTTTTCTTGATGCGATAACGCATCTTAGTCCATTTAAGTTGATTAATTTCCCAAGTAGCAGTAAGCCCCCGTGAGGAGTCCCTCCATTTTCTTATCGTATCAAGAAGAGTTCTATTAGGGTCTACCTGTTGTTCGGGGGCTTCTATTTTAGTTTTTTTAGGTCTTGCCATTATCCACCTATCGTAATATCAACCGGAGCCTCATATTCCCTACCTGATGATGATCCATACCCGTAATCATTAGATATAGCCATTTGCATCTCAACATTATTACCATTCGAATCCGTAGTAGCTGTACCATAGAATGGCATAATCAAATTCTCGGCGTATGTCATGCAGTCTACCAAATCATCATGCCTCGATACGCCAATGCTCATAAGTTCGTCACGGGCTTCCAACATGTCAGCACCGATATAGTATTTCCCCTGCTCAAACAAAGGCTGTAAAGCCGCAATCACACGAGCCGTCTTATTCCTAATGCTTATGCCTGTAGATGATTGAACAAACGCATTTTTCAACTCCATGACAGGCGGGTATAATTTCCGTTCAGTACACTTACGCAAGAATGAATCAAAAAATCCTTTCTCAACTCCTGAATTCGGAATTCCCAATGCTGTTACTTCTCCTCGATGGGATAACCACATATTAATCACAGCATCTTGAAAATCACCAATCTTAGAATGAGTCCTTATGTAATGTGCTAAGAACCTATTTCCGAACTGATCGCATAATATCAAACACGCCGTCTTAAAATCCGCTGTATCGTCCTCGCTATACGCAGGGTCTACGGCAATCACCGCATTATAATTCTTAGGCAACTGAGTCCATGTTCGTATCTGAGTTTCTTTGATTGGGGCCGTCTCATCACTAATAGGTGAGTTCATAAATTCACTACTAAACGCAAAACTCCCAATCTCCCGTTTACGAGCCTGCAATCTATCGTGACTCCACAATAAAGGCCACAACTCATGTCCTGCTTCCTGAACACCATCCTGATACGCCATATACTTCTTCTTTGTCCATCCATTATCCATCGCCAGTAAATCCGCTAATACTGATAGCGGATGTATGATTGTGCCAACAATAATAAACTGTCCTTCAGGGACGAGAGTGTTCAGGCAAGCTTTAAACAACCATTCCTTCAGTTGTTTCCGCTGTTCTTCGCTCCTCACACTATCATCCGTCTCTAAGTCATCGCAGATAATGACATCAGGGCGAAAACCACGAATTTGGCCGCCAGCACCACGAGCCCTAATATTAACCCCATTACGAAGAATGATATGATTCTCTGACCATTTATCACTGACTTGTTCTCCAAAGTATTCCCTCACTCTCGGATTATTACACAGTTCAAATTTTATTTTACGAAGCCAGTCTACAGCCAATGTTTCGGAAGCGGATATAATTACAATATCCGTCGCACCTTTCCATAGGGCCAGCCATATAGGATAGATGACACTGACCATTGTAGACTTAGCGAAACCACGAGGGGATGCTAATACGATCCTTTTGCCATTAGGAAGCATCTTATAAACTTCTAAATGGAAATCCGGCGAGTCACTTAAGAGCAGAGGCTTAAGGAAGTACTCCGCAAATTTATATATGCTCTCTTGCGTATCAGCGACAGTTTGCGCTATTATCTCACGTTCTTCGTCGGTATATTGTTTCATATCGAACAGTCCATTAATCTCTTCGGGAATATCATCTCATCACTAATAGGGGTTATATAGCATGAGAACTCATGTATAATATTAAACTCCCTCTCAGTAATCTTGCTCAAAGGAAACTTAGCGTTATATTCACGGATAAATTTAGCGACTGCGAAATTAAGTGTGTCTTTTTGGCTCATAATTCATCTACCTCTATGAACACTGGGTCATAACAACTCAATGCAGAGAAGCAACTTGGGTCAATCAACATTCCCAAATACCTTCCCACTCCAGGCCAGTGCGGTGACTTTTTCATACCAGGCTACCTGTCGGCAGTTTCCTAACGTGCATTCTCAAGCAAGCCTTCTCAGTGCATATCTTCCTGCACATCTGGTGAACTCTCTTCCTGTGTTCCCTAACTCTCTTCATCACTGATCGCATGAACGGACTTAACATAGCAATCCCAACATTCTATTTGTCCTTGCAAACTCACCTTTAATATTCGATAGAATAATAAAATCCTCATCATCAACTATGGAAATCTTATTGCGTGTTAATTTAATGAACCTCATCCCCTCATCCCCCTCAATCTTTTTGCATCCTCAATTATTCCTGGATCATTCACTATCGCTATTTGCTGTATCGTACTCTTGTCCTTAATATGCTTTGCCAATTCCAATATCAACGTCGATGCCATTATCCGGCTACGGTTATCCGCACCCAGTACAAACACATCCCCATCCCTATCCTTCGCCATAATATCAGCGTACAACGCAATCTTATTCAGGCCCTTATAGATCGCAAGTAAATCAATCCCCGCTTTTTCGATATACTCAAGGGGACTGTCCGACGCTAATATCTTACTTACTGTTTTGTTTAATTTCCCTATCGTCGCTGGTTGACCTGGCTGCGACTCTGTGTTGGCGGGCGCTACCGATGTATTGTCCGTAGGAGTATCCATTAAGCTCCAAGTAATGATTCAGAAAGTAATTCTACTTCTTCTGGTAATACTGGGCAAACTTCAATGCCTCTTTCGGCATACCAATGATCACCAATATTCTTATACAATCTTAAATTTTCTATTCTGTTGTCACTTCTATTTTTGTTTATATGATGTACTTGCTCCTGTGATTCCAACCGTCTTCCAAGCTTCATTTCCATCATTAATCTATGCTCTAAAATAAAACCAGATTTATTTGAGCACTTAATTCTTATATAGCCATGTTGGTCTTTGTATCTCATTCCATCTAAAGTGTCTTGTCTTTTTTTCAATTTGTCAATTATTTTCTTAAATTATTTTACATCACCCCTATTTTATTATACTATACAACCGTGTCTCAATCACTATTCTCTTTCACAATCATTCTGTTTAATATCATCCTCTACTGGCGTACACTCTCATATGGATATGTAGTTGATGACCTTGATTGGGTTGCTAAGGTCGGACGGTTCATACGCATCAAGCCCCAACACTTCTTCCAATCCCGTCTATATGGCCCTGGTACATTTCTTGGCTTCCCACCGCTCGCAACTCCCAGAGCCGATCACATCATCACACTCTGCTTACACATCATCACCTGCCTGCTTATCTCATACGTATTTTCTCCACTGACCGCCATCATCTTCTCCTGCCACCCCTGCGCCCACCAGACCTCCATATGGCTCACAGGCCGTAGGTATTCCGTCCTTAACATCATCTTCCTCACAATCTTATTCACTCACACATATTTCCTATTCATTCCACTCTTCATCATTCTTACCCATCACTTCCGAGGTCTATACCTAAAACGGCGCCATCTTCCACAAGCACCGTACACATTCCTCAATATCCTACGCACCATATACCACTCCACTATCAAGCTCTCAGGCTTAGGCGGTACTCATCCATTTACACCATACCTATTCTCATACCAATACTCTGAACACCCACACACCACATGCTCTTTTATTCCTTGTACCCAGCCTGGCGCCGAAAGGTATCTGTCCATACCACTGATCTACACCTGCTTCCTCTTATCACACATTCCTTTCATACTACCAATCCTCATCTGCCACACCTATTATCTCATGCCCATGTATTCATCCATTCAGAGTTTCTACGATTATCACAAGCTTCATAATCCATGCTCTACAAAACTTCCTCTTCTTAGACGATTGTATCCACAGATTGTTAGCACTCTGTAATTTAAACTGCTAATGTATTCAAACTCAAAATTTATTGTGGATTCGGGAGTGGTATTATAACTATAATGACACCCGTCGGGGGTGGTTACGATCTGCCCAGGAAATCAAAAAGCCATCCTAAAACCATCCGTATAATTATTCAACTACACAATAATTAGTATTATGTTAAGTACGCACACATAGATTATGAGTGGCTATGTCATGCTCTGAAACGTGGTGATTCTACACCACTTTATAGGATTTTTTAGTGGTGAAGTGGAGCAATATACTATGTATATATAATATGCCAAGCCGTCCTTAATATGTCCGTCATTTATTATCTGTCTTCCCTTATATAATAAGCTGTCCTTTATGTCCATCATGTCCTTCTTTTTTTATAATTATATATAAACATATAAATAGAGAGAGATATATAAGAAAAAAAAGATATAGCTACAATGTCAATGTCCGCCATTTTTGACGGACACAACGGACGGATTTAGAATTATGTCCTTAATGTCCGTAATGTCCGTTGTATTTTTATAGAGATGATGAATATTATTATTGATATAATAATTTAAAATAATTAAATAAATTTACTTGACATTAATGATGAATATGGTATAATTAAATTGTAAATCGGATAAAGGCCAACAGGCCGGAGAGGGGAAGGATATGACGCTCACAGTAGCCACGCCAGCAAGCAATAAGATAGGCTGGGCACAGCTAAAACGAGATATTAAAGAAGCAGAAAGCGTGTATGTATATACCAGAATGTTTGAATATTGCAAAGCTGTTAAATGGGATATTTTAGAAGCTATTAAACAATATGATGTATATGGAGAAAATGAACCGCCAAGTTATCACTGGGCTAAAGACGGATCAAAGAAACTATTTATTAACTAACCACCGCCAACCGGCGCAAACAAGGAGGGAATATGACACTAATCATCCGCAAGCACTACATCCAAAACAAAGAGACGGGCAAGAAATGTAGAGTGCATTATTCACTTGATAATAGAACAGACGGGCGCAAATGTATTACTATTTACGCTAAAACTTATGATGAGGATATGAAAGGGATTATTGAATATAAAAATAATTCTGATTTGATGAGCGATTATTTTGAAAAAGATCGTGCTGTATTGTTTGAAGATCATCCTTTATATAGTGAAGCTCGGAAGATGGTAGAAAAGATTATTTGGGACAATAAGGTTAAGTACTTTAACCGCTTATTACCTAAATACGGCGAAGCAAAGGCAAGAGAATACGCAGGGATTAATTAACCAACCCAACGAGAGGAGCGGATATGACTTGCCACACAGACATTGAATTAAACACACCGGATCAAATAAAAGAATTTGTATTAACTGTCAATAAACGTAAAGGCGAATTATGCGGCAACCACAAAATATCTCAATGGGTTATTGATAATTGGGATAAGATTGCAACGGAATGTTATATAGACACTAAAGCTAAAAATCTGAGCGAATTATTAGGATTAAACATTTCAAGAGGTCAGGAAGGATGGGAAGCATTAACGGGAATTGTCTACACTACAGGACACGAGATTGATTATCGCAAAGAAAAAGCAGATGGATGGGTTAATTTTAACAATGATGATTTTAAAGAAAATGATAAGGCGGAAATTAAAAAAGATGGGCTTTTAGGTGTAAGCGTTATTAAGGGGAAGATTATCAAGGCACATGATGGGAGAATGTTTTTCCTTCCTAAAGGCAATAGATCAAGAGGTTATTATTTAACTGGATATGAGAAGTTAAGAAAAATTTAACGAAAGGACTAACCCCATGACAACCAAAGCAAAGACAGAGGCGAGCAAGACAGAAAGCGAGGAATAAATGAGAATTATAATTTTATTGATATTAATGACGCAGGTTTGTTGGGCTAACATTGATTGTTCTAATAATGATCCCATTACTGTAAAAGCTACATGTAATCCAGATGGAAGCGATTGCACTAATTTGATGGTAGCTCCAATTAAATGTAGTGATGGCTATATGCCAGTACAAGACTTAGGGCATGAATGGTTCTGCACACCAACAGAACCTAAATCAATTAAGTTCCCTAAATACAAATGTGAACGTCAACCAAGCCCATGCACGGCTACTTTGGAAGGATATATTCACTGCCCAAAAGACGCTCAAATTGATGGTGGATATATTTGTTCACCAATAGAGGAGAAATAAAAATGATAAAAAACAAGATCGCCAGGTATTCAGTAGCGACAATCACAAGTACAGACGCATCACTCATTGACCGCAAGGAAGCGTTAAAAGCAAAGAATGGCAATATTAGAGATGAAGATATATTTAAAGCAGGACTTGAATCACTCGAAAAGGCTATGGAGAAAGCCTCTGTATAACAATCAATGCCCCAGGAAAGTTATTCAATGAACACGCAAGGGAAGACATAAATACACAATCAATCTACCAATAGAATTATATGAACGAGCAAAGAAGAAAGCGGAAGCGGTTGGAATATACTCAGTGTCGATATATTTTAGGGCGATACTGATTAGGGAAATTAATAATGATCTCACAGCCGATGAAATAATTATGGGTCGTGATGAAAGTGAATCTGTTCATAATGGTAAACACCGACGAGGGAAATTAAATAATATTTCGAGGAAACAATGGAAATGGCATTGGTAAAAAATATTTGAGAAAGTGTTTGACATTGAATTAAGAATAAATATACTAACAAATAGTTCTTTGAGCGATGAATCTTACAGGGTAATATCGAGTCATATACCAGAAACATATATTATAGAAATATGATTCAGTAGTAGAAACCCCCACCAAATAGGATTCATGCTCAAAGCTAATAGGCCTGGTATGGCTAAAGGCAAGAGATGAATCCAATCATCAAAAACCAAAAAGAAATAAATCCCCTATTCAGCCACTGCCCAAGTTATGGCTTTCTGGCACTCGCCGGAGTCTGCCCATCTCTTGCCGGATACCCTTTGGCTGATAGGGGATATTTATATTTGGAGGGCTTATGATCCCCCGTTCCGGTAACTACCTTGTAGACCTCTATGAAGACCAAATGAATGAAGAACAAAAAGAACGCATTTATCAGGCTGAAATGGATAGATATGAGCTAATGAACTGTGAGGAAATATGACAAAACATTCAAATATCCCCATAAAAACAAAAAGACTCCTAAATGGTGAAGAATATGAACCTGAATACTATGAACCTTCCAATATAAAAAGCTGGGAATTATGGGCAAGTGCTGTATGTATAGTGATTTTGACGGTAATTATGATAGTTATGCTTTTAGGGTGCGCTCAGGCATATACAGTAGAACAATATGCCAATGCTATATATAAGGCTGAAAACAGCCCCAAACACCCTTACGGCATACTGGCTAAATACCAGCATACAACGCCAAGACAGGCTTGTATTAATACTATTAAACATAGATTATCAATATATAGACGATTGAAGCCTACAGAGCCATTTACGGCGTTTTTAGGGGCATCCTATTGCCCTATCGGATCAGATACAGACAATGGAACGTGTCAATATTGGGTTAAAAATGTGAACTATTGGTTAAAGAAAGGATAATATGAAACGACTCAATATATCCGAGAAAATAGATTCTATCCTAACCATTCATAATGTGGAAGTATCATATAGTATTTTCAAGAAAAATGTCATTAGAGATATTGTCAAGTTTATAGGGGAAAACTACCGCAGACGCAAATACAAAACACCTGGCTATACCTGTCATTGCGGGAAATTTAATAAACCTATGAAGATTTGTAACTGTAAATAAATGATTACCCTTATGCCCGAAGAAGTAGATACAGAAAATAAATTTAAAGAAGATAAATTTCGTCAATTTGCTTGGCGAATCAAAAAGGGAGAAATAGGTCAATTCACATATTGTCTTGAAAATGACCAGATTTATTATTATGAAGATGGATATTGGAGGAAATTAAGAGAAAAAGAATTTTTAGCATTAGCGGAAAACGGATTATTAGACCGAAATAACAATAAATCCTTAATTAAATTTGACGTGCAAAGACGTAAGAAGGTTTTAGAGAATTATAAAATTTTAGATTTTAAGATGCTGGCAGAATTTAATCAATTCCATCTCTTGAATTTTGAGAATTATATGTTTGATCCAATAGGAATAAATGTTTTAGCCCATAAGCCAGAATATTTAAGTACTATTCGCATTCCATATAAATACGATCAGTTAGCCTCTTGTCCCCTTTGGTTAAAAACAATATATCAAATTCTTGAGGGAGATCAGCTAAAAATAAATATATTACAAGAGTTTTTTGGTCAATGTCTTACAAGGGATATTAAACAAGAAAAATCTTTATTATTACTTGGTGAAAGTCGAAGCGGTAAAAGCACAATATTAAACACCCTTCATAATATGGTAGGAATAGAAAACGCTTCTACAGTTCCTCTTAAATATATTCTAAATCCTGTGTATACATCTATGATGATTCATAAATTAATTAATTTTGATAAAGACGTTTCTAAAAAAGCGCAAGATTTTGAGGAAGATTTTAAGAAGATAGTAACGGGCGAGGAAGTAACAGCAAATGATAAATATGATGATCCTTTTACATTTAAGCCTTTTTGTAAAATGGTATTATCAGCTAATATTTTCCCTAAGATCACCGATCACTCCTCCGCTTTCTACAACCGTCTGATCCTCCTACCCTGTAATAGAGTGTTCTCTCCTTCTGAACAAAATAGAAATCTTAGGGAAGAGCTTATCGAAGAATTGCCAGGGATATTAAATTGGGCTGTAGAAGGTTTGAAAAGATTGACGAATCGAGGATATTTTGAAGAAGTTAATTTTATGAAAGATGCAATTAATGAATTGGAAAGAGAGAATAATCCAGTATATGGATTCTTTGAAGATCATATTGAAATAGATTTAAATGGAAATACTTACATAGAAAAATCAGATTTATACGAGAAATATATTCAATGGTCTAAAAAGAATGGGCTATTTACTCTTAGTGATATTGTATTTGGGAAATGTATTTTAAAGAAATATTCAAAAGAAACTCAGAAAGATTCAAGACTATCAAGTGGGAATAGACCTCGGATTTGGAAAAATATACGCTATGTCGAATTTAAATCAAATGTAATTAAAGAAGAAATCTCATGGGAAGAATCCCCTGCTGAAACGTCAGTAAACGCCGTACACATTGGGCAATCGGCTGAGGGCGCTGTGCAGAGTAAGCAGGAAGATATTAATTGGGAAACATGAAATACAAAATCAAGAATCAAATATATAAGAAAGCACTAAAAGAAGTTAGGAACCATCCCCTACCAACCCTATTAATGGTGAGGACTTCAAATGATGAGATTAGAAGACTTAGGAATAACGAAGGAAGAGATAGAGAAGATCAGAACAATAGCGAAGATATTCAAATGCCAACGTATGACGGTGATAGATATTAAACCACCCGCAACGACGGGGATATAAATAAAAAAGGAGTAACGTATGGCATTAAAAGCAAAAAAACCCGACATAATAGAAAAGAGACTGAAAATGTTCTTATTTGGGCCTCCAGGGAGTCGGAAAACAACAAGTGCAATCCAATTCCCAAAATCTGTACTAATTGACATGGAACGAGGTTCCGAAAATTATGCCAAGACTATTGATAAAGCAGGTTCAGTTGTATTACATACAACAAGTCCTGATGAAGTTCTTGACGAGGTTAAGTCCCTTCTTACAGAAAAACATAATTATCTTACCCTTATTCTCGATCCTGTAACTATTTTCTATGAATCAACCCAAGAAAAATGGACTCGTATATTCGAGAAATATACTGATAACGAAAAGAATAAAGAACTTCAAGACTTCGGTATGCGTTATTGGGGACGAGTGAAGTCTAATTATAAGGCCATGCTCCGTATGCTTTTGCGTTTAGATATGAATATTATAATGACCGCCCATCAGAAAGATATTTACGGTTCAAGTATGAATAAAATTGGGGTTGGGCCAGATTCCATGAAGGGTGATAATTATTTCTTTGATAATGTATTTCAATTAAATGTTGAAGCTGGAAAGGCAATAGCAAATACCATTAAACAACGATCCGAACCCCTCTACCCTCCTCGATTCCCTGATAGGTTTGAGTGGTCTTATGAGGCTTTCTGTAATTATTATGGTAAGGATATATTAGAGAAAGCTTCTACCCCTATTGCAATGGCAACAACAGAACAAATAGCAAGAGTTAAGCAATTAATAGAAACAATCAAAGTCCCTGATACACAAATTGAAAAATGGTTTACTGCTTTTGATGTTGATGAATGGGAAGAAACAACGTCAGAACAGATACAGAAGTGTTTGGATTTAATGGAAAAGAAGATTGCTGAATTATCACCTAAAAAATAAGGAGATTCTTATGCGTCGTGATTATATTATTGATGAATCTGAACCAGAACAGAAAAAGTTTGATTTGCCAAGTCCCAAAAAACATTTATTCCAAATAAGTGATATTTATACCTGTAATGATGAAATGGGACAGAAACTAAAACTCGATGAAGATACTGTTTCTGTGAAATGTGAAGTTGTTGATTCAGATGAAGCAGGACGAGCTTTATTGCAAAGATTAACTCTAAACGATCAAGACAAGGGCTTTTATTATACTCGTATGTTCTTAAAAGCTACAAGTCAAGATTATAAAGGGAAAGTATCTATTGATACAGATATGTGGTGTGGTCTAAGATTCTTAGCAACGGTTATTCATAATGGGAAATATGCAAATATTGATGAATATGATTTCGATAATAAGCCTCAACAAGTAAGAGCTATACATAATCCTGGAGGAATCACTGACCCTAAAGATATAGCTTGGGAGGAATAATTGTTTGACTCAATAATCATATGCAAATTCTGCAAGAAACGTGAACTTATAGGCTTTCATGGGTTTTGGGGCAACCGCCCTATTTGCTATGATTGTAGAGGCAAAATGGTAAAGAGACATAAAAGTTTATTAGATAAATGTAAACGCATGCAATGGTTAAAGAAATACTATCTGGACTTACCCATCTAAATAAAGAAGAGATATTAGACAGAATTAAAGAACATTTGGATAATGTATGAAACTCGAAAAAGACCTCCTAAAACAACTCACCAGACGTCTTTCTCTTTATACAATGACAGGCGAAATATCATGGTTTGGGAGACTCAATAGTTTAAAGGTCAAAACCATTATGGGCACATGGATTCAGGGATGTCCTAAAGGCACTCCTGACATCTTAGCCTTTGTAAACACCAATGACGGAATGACAGCCCTATTCATTGAATGTAAAAGCAAGTCAGGCACATTAAGACCAGAGCAATTAGCATTTATGAAGAAATACCAATCCCATCCCCACATCAATGTCATGCTACTCAAAGACATTGAAGACTTTGATAAATGGATTTCTCTATATGCTATTGATACTACCAAGGAGCTGCCTAATGAATTATGAACCTAAAGCAAGTGTAATGCTATTAGATCAAGTAATTGGAGGTTTCAGTTGGGATTCTACGAGTGAGGTATTGTGATAATCAGTGTTAAATACAAAGGAGAATAAAATGAATAAAAGAGGCGATAGTTATGTAGCATGGATTGTAATAGCTTTTATAGTTATTGTGCTTGTAATTTGTGGAATTATTTTTATAGGGCCAATCTATTCCGTATGGCAACAAGGGCTCGAAGGACAAGCTGAACTTGCAAAAGCTGATTATAGCAAAAAGGTGGCGGTTCAAGATTCTTATTAATTGATCCTCTATTTAATTTTGCCGCTGTTAAGCGTGAAGAAGGCAGGGACATGGTTATATGTAATTTAATGGAACCAAAGGAAGAGACCAAACAAGAAGAACCTAAAACCGAACAATGGTAATAAAGGAGAAATATGAGCCAAGAATTATCGAATGAAATTTCACCAGAAATAATTAATAGTCTTATTTTGAATGGAGATATGAGTAAATTAACGCCAGCACAACAGACGCAATATTATACTGCTGTTTGCAAATCTCTTGAATTAAATCCACTTACTCAACCTTTTGCTATTATTGTGTTAAATCAAAAAAAGATGTTATATGCCACAAAAGCATGTACGCAACAGTTGGCTAATTTAAGAAAGATTAATACAGAGATAAAATCTAAAGAAATCATTGATGGGGTTTACATTGTTAATGTAAGAGCTACTCTTCCTGATGGGAGGTTCACTGATGATGTGGGAGCCGTTAATATTGGCGGCTTAAAAGGCCAAGATTTTGCTAATGCTATTTTAAAATCTATTACAAAAGCAAAACGCCGAGCAGTTTTAGCATTATGTGGCTTAGGGTTAAATGACGAAACCGAAATTGATGAAGAACAAAACGCTATGATGAGAATTGATCCTAATAAATCAAGGGTTGAACAAATCATTGATACTCAAATTGAATCGGAGGTCAAAGATGCCCCGCAACAACCACCAAAAGAAGAGCCAAAGAAAGAAACTAAAAAGAAACCAAAAGAGGATAAACTCACTAATGAACAGACTACAACTACCTCTAAACTTCCGGCCGGGCATGGTGTGGTCATAGGTCTAATTGACAACACCCTCCAAGAAGAAGACGGCTCAATAAAATGCGTCAAAATATCCAAAGAACCAGTAATGAATCCCAATACTGGAAAAGCAGATATTAAATATTCTTTCCTAATAGTTAAAGATGGCGAAGAAAAACGCTATGGCACTTGGGATACTCAATTAGCCAAACAGATTATGGAATGTGTTGATAATCGTATTATGGTTAAATTCGAGTATAAAGAACGCAAAAACGATAAAGGAATTGTATTTAATGATATTGTATCGTTTGCACAAGCTACTATGGAGGATGATACGTGATTGACCCGAATAGAGGAATAATAGTTGAAATCCCAGGTGTTGGAGAATGTGTTTTTACAGGAGATTAATTTATGGAACCTAAAGCAAGCATAAGAGTTTATGATGCCACACAACAAGGTGTTTGGGACAATCAGGATGAATTATTATAAAAGGACTATCCAATGCAAATACGACTTGACGAGGTTGGAGCATAAATATGAAAACTATAATTCTATACATAATAATGATATTGACGTGTATGTTTGTTGTGTTCATTCTTATTCCTATATTGGTATATGATATTCACCATATTTTTATGATTAGGCATTTTGATATTTTATATTTATGGAGACATTTATAATCAGTATTAAATACAAAGGAGACCAATGAGAATTCAGATTAAGCACTTTATTTCAGGGGCAGTTCTTTTTGAATGTGACAAAGATTCAATAAAATTAGCCGTTGAATTTGCTGTAAGTCAAAAGGCTGACCTGAGAGGGGCTTACCTGAGAGGGGCTTACCTGAGAGGGGCTTACCTGAGAGGGGCTGACCTGAGAGGGGCTGACCTGAGAGGGGCTGACCTGAGAGGGGCTTACCTGAGATGGGCTGACCTGAGCGGGGCTTACCTG